ATGATGTTCGCACCTCTGCCGGAAGACTCGCTATAACTTTTCTGGACAACAGTAAGGTCAGACTTACTGAACATTCTAAACTTGTCATAGATGAATATATCTATGATCCTAATCCAAGCAAATCTAAAATGGCTCTTACGTTTGCTAGTGGTACTGCTAGATTTATAACTGGTGGTCTCGGTAGAATTAACAAAGAGAACATATCAATACAAACCCCAACTGCCAGCATCGCAATACGTGGTACAGATTTCACTTGTACTGTAGATGAACTCGGCAGGTCTTTAATAATTTTATTACCTGATGAAAATGGTTTAGCTAGTGGAGAGATTACAGTCTCTACTGCTATGAGTACTGTTGTGCTCAACAAACCTTATCAAGCTACAACTGTAACAGTCTTTGAAAGCTCTCCAAGTAAACCTGTAATATTAGATTTAACTCTAGACATTATAGATAATATGCTTATTGTAACTCCTCCAAAAAAGGAACAGGTTATACAAGAAGAAGGTACAGCTCAATCATCTAATGTATTTTTAGACTTCAATGATTTAGATATAGATTATTTAAATGAAGATTTCTTAGATGCAGAGGCTGAATTAGAATTCTCAGAATTAGATATAAACTATTTAGATGTAAACTTCTTGGAAGATTTATTAGATATAGTTTCAGAATTAGATATGATTGAAGCTGAAGATGAGTTGGCTAGAGATGCGTCAGGTATTAGTGTACAAGGTACATCAATCGGTCAGGACATGGAGACTCAGATAACTACCTTAATACAAGGACAAACTATTAGTTTAAGAAGAAGCGTAAGTGAATCAGTACGTTTAGACTTAGATGGTTCTGGAAGTTATACAGTTATATTTATACAGGATGGAGTTACTAAAACTATTACAGTTAATGGTGGTAGCTCTTCAACAATTACAATTACACAAGGATCAGGCTAATGAAGAAATTACAACTACTAGGTTTATTATTAATATTAGGAATACCTTTCGTATCAAACTTCACACCTTTAGAGATGATGAAGTTAAAAACATTTGACAAGTTTGTTAAGACTCCAGAACCTTCTAATCATTTTGTTATATTAAATATTACAGAAGATGACGTAAAAAGAGAAGGTGGGTATCCCTTACCAAGACAAAGACTGGCAGAAATACATTTAGATATATTAAATTCTGGAGCACTAGGGGTAGGATATGTTATCTCTTTCTCAGAGCCTGATAGACAAGGAGGTGATCAAGACTTCGCAAGGGTTCTAAGACTACATCCTAGTGTTCTTTCTATGTTTGAACATGACAATGGTAACTATCCTCCTACTGTAGGTACAGTTATATTAGGTGATAACATAGGAGGTTACACAGCTAAAGGTGTTGTAGAGAATATAGATATTCTTAAACAAAGTGCAACACAAGGTATAGCTTCTGCTCCTATAGATGTCGATGGATTAGTTAGAAGACTTCCTTTACTAATGCGTACTCCTGATGGATGGGTAGCATCTGTAGGCACACAGATATTAAAGGTCATGGCTAATGCAGATACGTATGTAATTAAAACTAATCCTAATGGTATAGAAGAAATAAGAGTAAAAGGATTGCCTCCAGTACCTGTTGATTCATTAGGAAGAAAGTGGATTAGTTGGATTAATACTCCTCAAACTACATTAGAAGAGATGAATGTCGAAGGTAAGTTTGTTATCGTTGGGGTAACTGCTAATGGAGTAATGCCACAACTTAGTACTCCAGTTGGATTGCTTGAACCTCATAAAATTCAAGCTGCTTTAGCTGAATCAATTTTAGTACAAGACAGCCCTTATATACCTGATTACAGTAAAGCTTTAGAGTTGCTTATATTTACCCTCTCAATAGCCTGTATTTGGATTCTAATCAACAATCTCGGTATAACCCTAGGTGTCCTATCAAGTGGTGTTATATGGGTCGCTACGGGTATTTTAGGAATGTACCTAATTAGACGTGGAATTTTAATAGACGTAACGTGGTCGTTACTATCACAATTTGTTACAGCTGCAACAGCATTCTATTTAAATTTTAGAATTCAATTTAAGTTAAGACAACAGATTAAGAAACAATTTGAACATTACCTTGATCCAAGACAGGTTAAAAAACTACAAGACAATCCAGACCTTTTAAAGTTAGGTGGAGAAAGAAAGCGTTGTACTTATTTATTTACAGACGTAAGAGGATTTACAGCTATGTCGGAGAAGTTAGAGCCAGAAGAAGTTACTGAGATAATGAATGTAGCTCTTACTATACAAGCTGATGCTGTTAAGAAACATGGTGGTATGGTAGATAAGTATATAGGAGATGCAATGATGGCTATCTTTAATGCTCCTATGGACCTACCTAATCACGAACAGAAGGCTGTAGATTGTGCGATAGAGATTCAACAGAACATAAAGAATATAAACTTAGGAGTTAATATAGGTATAGGGATTAATACTGGTGATGCTATCATTGGTAATATGGGAAGTGCTGATAGGTTTGATTATACAGCTATAGGTGATGCTGTAAATGTAGGAGCTAGAACTGAGTCAGCTTGTAAAGAAGCAGGAGCAGACTTACTTATAACTAAAGCTACTATGTCTAACTGTAATAATAAGTTTAAAGAACTTAAACCTATTAAAGTTAAAGGTAAGTCTAAACCTTTAGAAATCTACACTATTAAATAGTAGCATTTAAAGCATCAAGTTCTGATTCTAATTCATTATGAATATCTTGTATTCTTTGTCTACCTTCTCTAATTACAGTTTGTATTATTTTTAAATCTGTACCACTAAATGCTTTCTTTGCATCATTTAAAGGTAGTCCACTTATCTCAGTTACTAATTGTCCTTTAGTATCGAAGAGAATACGAAACGATAATATGTTCGCTTCCTTTGCTTTCATATTTATATCTCCGTAAAGCTAATCTTTTCTTGTTTACCTCTAAGTCCTGCTTTCATATATGCAGTTGCTCTACCTTCAAAGAAGTTCTGATGTTCAACACCAAGTACTTCATCTAACCAAGGTAAAGGATTCTCTCGTTGATCAAAGTTAGTTTTTAATCCTAACTGTAACAATCTTCTATCAGCTATATAACGATTGTATGCATACATATCTTTCTTTGTAAGCCCTTGCATATCTCCCATTTCAAATACGAGGTCGAGGAACTTATCCTCTAACTCAACCATTTCTCTACATATATCATAGAGTTCCTTCTTGAATTTATCTGTCCATATATCCAAGTTCTCTTTTATAAATTCTCTAAACAGTTGTGTCATAGCTTCAACGTGAAGTGACTCATCACGTATAGAGTATGTAACAATCTGACCCATGCCTTTCATCTTTCCAAATCTAGGAAAGTTTAATAAGATTGCAAAGCTACTAAATAATTGTAACCCTTCTGTAAAAGCTGAATAGACTGCTAAAGTTTTAGCTATTGCTTTCTTATTTTTTAATGTAGGTTTAAAACTATTTACGTAATCATGTTTATTAGACATCTCCTCATACTCAGCAAAGGCTTTATATTCTATCTCAGGCATACCTACTGTATCTAATAATAAACTATATGCGTGTTGATGTATGGATTCCATATTAGCAAAGGCTGTCATCATCATTCTAGCTTCAGGTTTCTTGAATATTCTCATATACTTATCTATATAACCTGAACCAACATCGACATCTGATTGAGTAAACAATCTAAATATCTGTGTTAATAAA